CCGATCTAGATATATCTACATTAACAAATACTACAAGGGTAGCACATTTTGGTGGTATAGTAATGTATAATAATAAAGGGAAAAAATTAACAAAAAAATTAATTAAAATAGGTGATCGTATTGGCGAATATTTAGAAACTATAAATTTTAGAGATGAATATAATATATTTTTAAATTCACAAATTGCAGATATTAAAAATTATTCATCAGAGTGTATAGCCGATACTACATTTGCAGGTATGTTTTGTAAATATTTTGTTGATAATGAAATACCATATATACATATTGATATTGGATGCTCTACATATGATAATAATAAAATAAATAGTTATGGTATATTATTATTATATAAATTTATAAAGCGTATAAAATAAATTAAATAGAAACAAGTGTGAGAGATTTGTTATATTTTAATTCCTTAACATTTTTAGAAATTATAATTGGATAATCTGAATAGAACTCTAATGTACATACCTCTAATTTTAGATTTTTACTAATATCCATATTACAATTATTTATTGCTGAATAAATATTGAGATTTTGTAAATTAGTATTTTTACTAAAATCAAAATTATATACTATAGGCACATTATCAATAAATCTTACGTCACTAAATGAGAAATATTGAAGATGAATTAATTTATCATAATTAATAATACATTTTCCATAATGATTTTTACCATTATAAATATTATTAGATAAACTTATTAGATTAGGATAAGATGTAACATCAATAGAATCAATATTATTATAAATATGTAAATTAGTTAAACTATATATATTTTGAGGAATGTTACTAGATATCATATTTTCTAACTTTAATAGTTTTAATTTAGTACACTCTGATACATCAATTAAAGTTGTAACATTATTTAATTCAATGGTTTCTAAATTTACACAACCTTTTAGAATAATTTGTTTTGTTACATTTGTAATTTGTAAAATTTTAAGATTAATACAATTTGTAAAATCAATTTCAAAATTAATATTATTTAGCGATACATCTATTAATTTTTGGCATGATATAATAGTATTTTCTAATGTACAATTTAATTTTAATTTATTTAGATTTATAAATTTAGTAAAGTCTACATTAGTTCTATAACATTCTAAAAGAGTAATAGAATTAAAATTATCTGATTCTAATTTATCATAATCACTAACAATTAATTCTTTAAGATTTGATTGAGAAAAATCTAAATTATGATTTCTATAGTTATGTATTAAATTTAATTTATAAATATTATTAGGAACTATATTATCATGTGAATAATCAATATTCACTGAATCATTTATATTTTGTAAATTAGATACAATTAAATTATTTCTTTGAAATTTATATATATTACTACATTCATTTAAATGATAACAATATTCATTATCACCATCACTATAAAAATTAATTATATCACTATCTATAAATTCTTTTTTACATATATAACATACTTTCATATTGTGTATTAGTGGTTCTTTATTTATCATTAATGTATGACGCATTTGTTTAGCTTCATTTTGCAATGATTTAATAGAATAATATATTTTATCCATATTATGTACCCATAAAGACATTAATGAGTAATAATTATTAAATAGTCTATATATAAATTAATCAATTTTTTTATAATGTAATATATATTGCGAATGTTTCCAACAAAAAATTTTTTCAGCATTTAAATAATATTCAGCATTATTATTACATTTACAACATTTTGTATCCATTTTTCTATATACAAGGGTATTAGTGTAATTATTTATTGATATAGGTTCATTATATATAATATTATCTAATATATTAATTAAATGTTTACATTTAATATTAATATTATTATTTATAACATTAGCTTTTTTGATATTATAGTCCATTATAAATAGTTAACAGCATAGTATTAACTATTTATAATATCAATTTTTATAAATATTACTTAAATGATATTTTATTATTTAAATAATAATGTTTTTTGTAGATAAATATTATAAAGAGTTTGATAAAATAATACCATATCAGAATATTATTAATAATATTATTAAAACATCAAAAAATATAAAAAAAAATAATAATTTTCAGCATTTAATTATACATGGTATATCTAATATATGTAAACAATATATTGTTAATAAAATATTAGAAAATTTATTTGGAAAAAAAATTATAGAATTACATGATGTTGAATACATGATATCTGGATATTCAAATATTAAAACAAAAATAACTATTAAACAATCTAAATATCATATAGTTATAGAACCAAACTCAAATGGATTTGATAAATATTTAATTCAAGAAATTATACAAGAATATGCAAAAACAAATGTATTAAGTATTATTAAAGAAATACATCCTTTTAAAATAATAGTTATAAATAAGATAGATAAATTATCATATTATGCTCAAGCAGCTTTAAGAAGAACAATGGAAAAGTATTCTAATACGTGTAAATTTATATTAATCAATGATCAATTGTCAAATATAATTGAACCATTAAGATCAAGATGTTTATTAATACGTATACCATTAATGAAGAATCCAGATATTTTAAAAATTATATTAAATATATGTTATAAAGAATCTATTAATATAGATATAAATACATTATCTAATATTTTATTTAATTCACACAATAAAATAAATAGAGCAATATGGTTGTTAAATTTATATAAATATAATATTAGTTATAAAGACAATTGGGAAATTATAATAGATAATATAATAATAAATATTACTAATCCAAATAATTATACTGTAAAAAAATTATTACAAATAATAAAACATATAAGAGACCAATTTTATATTTTATTTATTACTAATATTTCAACTTTAAAAATAATTAAAAATATTATGAACAAACTATTAAAAACAACAACTAACATTAAATTAAAATATAATATTATAGAATTAACATCATTATATGAAAATAGATTACATCAAGGTACGCGTCATATTATTCATATAGAATCTTATATAATAAAATTAATTAATATATATTTTAATTTATATAAAAATAATATATAATACTAAGTAATATGGAACTAGATGAGAATATTAATCTATTATATAACTATTTATATAACAAAGATTATAATAAAAATTTAATTGAGAATGAAAAAATTATATTAGGAAAAATCGGATTAAATGATATTAAATATTCATTAGATCTTAATAACGAAGAATATACTTTTATAATTAATAATATATTAAATAGTAATTTTAAATTAAATAACATAGATGATGAACATAATATTATTCAATTAAATAAATATTCTGATGAATCATTTGATACATTTATAAAACTATCATTTTATAAAACTCAAAATGATATAAATAATTTAGATTCACCTATTAATAATAATTTATTATTTTTATATTTATTAAGTTCATTAGTTATTAATAAAGAAACACCACATATTCTATTATCAATATTTAATATTGATATGAAATTAGATGATATTAAAAAAATGATTTTTCATAATAAAAAATTTGAAAATATACAAGAAAAAATTAATAATAAATTAATTAGTAATATATGTTGTGTACAAATTAGTGAAAATTATTTTTCACTAAAATTATTATCTGATTATATTAAAAATAATGATATTAATTATAAATTATTATTATTTCAAATTATTTATACTTTATTAAAAATCAATAATACTTATTATGGGTTTAAGCATAATAATTTAATTATTGATAATATTTATTTATATAATAATAATGATGTGATAAATGAGATTTATTCATTTATGGGCACTATTTATAATATTCCTAATGATTTTACTATAAAAATATCTAATTTTGAAGATGCCAGTATTCCTAAATATTACAATGATAATAATAAAACAACAAATATATTATCAGATATAATTACATTTAGTAAAGATTTATTAAAATATAAAAATAATATTGACAATGATACGAATGAATTTATAAAATCAATTAATGATTATAATGATTATAAAGAATTGTTAGATTCAGATTATTTTAAAATATATCATAATACAGATAATAAAATATCTAATAAAAAAATTTCTACAAATATTATAATGCATACACGCAAAATAAAAAAAGAATCAAATAATATAAATATCAGATATATTAAACAATTTGGAGGTGAAGATAGACCTACTAAAAAACCATATAGAACAGAAGCAAATACACCTTTTTTATCAAATGACCAAAGAGAAACTTATTCAAAAAGAATGGCAGAAGCTCCTCCTAAAAAAGAACAACCATTATTATTAGAACAAAAAATTTATGATACTACTAAAAGAGATGAAAAATCTAAATTTCCTCCTACATCAATACCTGCATATGATACAGGTGATATGATTAGTAAAATGTTTCCTTTATCACAATATAATCAAAATAATAAACAAGCACCTATACAAAAAATATATAATGTTAATTTGGCTAATCCTGTAGGGGATCATACTACAATTAATAGAATATATGAAGATGTTCTTCCGGGGACCCCTAATGTATATTCAGCTATTTCAGTATATGAAAGAACTGAATTAATAAACTTTTTAAGAAATATAATGTTAGAAAATATAGATGGTGAAGAAATGACAATTACAGGAGGAACTAAATCTATATTATCATATATTAAATTATTAGAAATTAATCCATATACATTACAAAAGAATCCTTATAATGATTTACCAATGGATTTTTTAATATATAGGTCGTCATATCCAGTTAGATTTAATGAAAGTACTAGTACTATTGGTATGGCTAAAACATCAATGGGTATAAATATGAGGATTTATAAAATGTCAATTGGTAGTTTAACATGTCAAAATGTTCAAGATATAAATGCTGACATGTTTGATGTATGGCGTGATATAAAATATTATAATCATGTTAAACAAGTTGTAAATAATAAAATATCACCTAATTTTATTTGTCCAATATTATATAAAATAGATTCACAATCAAGAATTGATTGGAATAAAATTACATTAATAAAAAATAAAAAAATATCTAATGAGGATATTGTTATGCTAAATCTGAATCAACAACAAATTAATAAAAAACATCAAATACAAGTTTCAGAATTATTTAATACTAATAATAAACAGATTACTGATAAAAGTAATGAATATAGTAAAAGTAGATTAGATCTATATAATCGTTTTATTAGTGAAAATAAATTTAAAACACCTGAAATGGCTGAAAAATTTAAACAAAGATATATAACTAATTATGAAGATAATAAATTAGATTTAAATAAAGATAGTGGAAAAGTATTAGTATTATTAACAGAAGCACCTACAAATAATATAATTCAATGGGCTAGTAGTTTATCAGAAACTTTTGGTACAATTATAAAAATGATATCAACAGGTTATCATACATATGAAGTATGGTGTAGTGTTATTTTTCAATTAGTATATGTTTTTGCTGTATTACAAAAATTAGAATTATATATTGATAATTTTAGTTTAGAAAATAATGTATATATCAAAGATTTATTTTATGATTCAAATAATGTAGGTTCATGGATTTATATTATAAATAATATTGAATACTATGTTCCAAACTATGGATATTTATTATTAATAGATTCTAAATATAATGATATAATTCAAAAATATAATATATATGGTAAATCAATAACTACAAATGATAAAATATACAAGATATATGGTCCTATATATAAAGATCATAATACTAGTGTTAATATAAAAGATAAAATATTACAACAATTTAAAACAGTTATAAATCCTGATAATTTTGGGTATTTATTAAAACAAAAAGGTGGAATGCAAGTAGATGATAAAACAAAAGACTTATTAACTAAATTATATAATTTAACAGGTACTGAATCAAATATTTCTAAATTTATGCAAATGTTATTTACTAATTTTATGCATAATAGATTAGGTACATATTTAATGGTATCTGAAAAAGAAAAAATAATTCAATTACCACTTAATAATATTCAAAAATCTAAATTAATGATATGGGAAGAAAAAAATAACTTATATCAATGGGTTATATTTTTAGAAAATGTAGATGATAATGGTATAACTAAATCAAAGATTTTATGTAAAGATAATAATATACAAGAAAAATTAGTATTTACAGGTTCATTATATAGTTATCCTAATTATGAAATAATACAAAATCAACCTAAAACAAATTTACGTTATGATGAGAAATATATATATGAAACTTATAATTTAGATAACTTATAATTAAATTAAATTAATATAAAAAATAATATATTTTTTATATTAATAATGCAAGATTCAAAACCAATACAATTTAATTATAATATTGATAATATTTACACTATTGATAACATAAATAATACAAATATGTACAATATAAATACAAATGCAGTAAATTATTTTAACCAACCAGAAGATAATAAATTAAATACAAATAATAAATTTGATTATCATCAATTACCAAAAGCGTATTTATGTGATAATAATAAATCAAATGCATTAAGATCACAATTTATAAAAAATCAAACTACAGTTATAGAGTCTAATATATCAGACATACCTAATATATTCTTTTCAGATGAAAATATTAATATTATTAATAATAATTTAATATATGCAGTATATAAAAATACAAATAATGAATATAAAATAAAACCTCAATCTAATGAACAATTATTAATAGTTATGAGATATGTATTTTTAGAATATGCAAGACATTTACCATATGATATAACAGGACAAGTTAAAGCGCTAAATACACATGTTGTTAATGAAATATTACCTAATGTTATTACTAATGCACAACAACATATTGGTTATTTAAAAGATATTGAAAAAATACGCGAACCAGTACCATTACCATTATCAACAAAACATAGTTTTAATAATACTTTTAAACTATTACCATCTATAACTAAAATATTTCAGTTTTAATTATCTAAAAGTTTAAGACACGTTCTTTATCTTCATCTTTAACAAGTTGATACATGAAAATAATACCACGTTTCTTAGCCATATTTAAGAAAGAATATTCTTCATATCCACCAACTTGAGGACCCATGGGGATTACAGTAATAGGTGCATTACGTACTGCATCTGCACCAGTGCCTGCAAAGCCTTTAACAACACCAAGAGGATTGTAGTAAAGATAGTCTGATTCTTCATAATCACCGCCTTGTGCAATAATAACTGCAGATGACCCTACAACAATATTCTGATCTTTAGTATTTTGGCTAACTTCATTAACTTCAGATAAGACAACTGAACGTAATTTATAAACATCACTACGAATAGTTAATTCTTCTTTGAATTCAACCTCTTGATCATTGAGTCTTTCAAATCCAGAAATTGATACGGGCATTTTACCAATGTTGTAGGGTTTGAGTTCTTCAAGACGAATGCTATTAGCACGGCGATCAACATAGAAGAATAAAACGTCATTTGAAAATAATAAGCTAGTTTGTTTTGAAACAATCATACCATTCTCAACAAGAACTTGATCTTGTTGTAAAGCATCTGATAAGTTAACAACCGCATTATTATTATTAATATTAGGTGCAAGACGTAAATTAATCATAGGAACTGCAGAAACAACAGGTCTCATATTTTGAGTATAAGGATTAGTTGAAAAATTATTAGGATTAACTGTAGATGAAGCTAACATAGTTGGTCTGAATGAGAAAGATGATAATAATCTCTTTACAACAGTTCCATCATAACGACCGTAAACAAGATCAGGATTATCATATTTATTTAATTTACACATATCAACGCCAGAAATAAAGTCACGGAAGCCAGGACCATAGTATTGACCATTACGTAAGTTTAATACACAGTTCCATAATTGTTGTTGAAGAGTACATCTATTAAGTAAATCAAGAACACTTGATCTTGAATCACAAACAATATCATTAGGATCGCTAATTAATGCGTGGAATAATTTTGCATCAGGTAAGTTACTAATGGATTCTTTAGTAAATCTAGCTTTAACAATATTGGCCATATTAGCAAGAATAAAATTGTGTTCTAATTCTTCAACTTTAGGTAAGAACAGAGCAGCAATAACAGGGTGAACATGTTCAAGAGGATTATCACGTTCACGATTATATTTACCAGTTACAGCTTGGAAAGCACAATCATTGTATTGAATAGATTGTAAGAACACTTGAGAATGTAATACTTTGGATGTGGAAGATAATTTAACAATTTCTTGAAGATATTTGTAATCTTGATCATTTAATTTTCCAGTAAATCCACTAGTAGTTTGAGATGTACCTAATAGTTTCATCATATTGTTGGCATATGCAAAAACTTCAGGACTTTGAAGACCAACAAGTTCTTGTTCATATATTTTTTGAAATTCAGCAAATTCATCATTGGTGAGACCGTGTTTAACTTTAAACATATGTGCTTTCTCTAATAAAATATGAAAAGGATAACGACTGTCGCCATATTTTTCACGAACAAGACGAGCAAACTTGCGTGCTTTTTTAACAATACTAGAATGAACTTGTACATATTTTTGTTGTATTTTATTAACAAGTTCATCATCACCGAATCTGCTTTTAAGTTTATTTATTAAATCACTAGATGTTTTTTCATTATTTTTACGAAGTAACTTTTGTATTTCTTCATCTACAACATTATCATTTTTAGAATGTTTATTTCTATGAGTATTTGAAACATCTGAACTATCCATGTATATATATATTTATATAGAAAATTTTTATTAAATTATATTTTTTAAACATTTTTATCATAAATATTTTTAGTAAATCTAAATGATTTTTAATTAAATTATATATAATCATTATTATTTAATATAAAGTAATATTTATAATTACTCTATATGGAAAATAATTTGAATGATTTATGGGTAAATAAATATAAACCAACACATATAAAAAATATTATTGGAAATCAAACACAAATACAAGAAATAATTAATTGGTTAAGTAATTTAAAAAATAATTCAAACTCATTAATAATTAATGGTATACAAGGAATTGGCAAAACGCACGTAATTAAACTAATATTGGAAGAATTTAATTATATACCACGTATCATTAATCCAAACGATATAAAAGATCATCGTATTTTTGATGATATTGGAGATTATAATAATTATAATAACTCAATTTATAGTAAAATTAATTTTAATAATAATCAAAATCATAATAAAATAGCACTAATTTTTGATGAAATTGAAAATATTACATTAAATAGTGAGAAAAAATATGTTATGAGTATTCATAAAGAAAATAATAAGAATAAAATATATCCTTTAATTTTTATTTCAAATAATCAACATTCTAAATTATTAAATGATTTGAAAAAAAATTCACAAGAAATTTTATTAACTATACCTACTAATGAAGAACTAAAACTAATGATAAAAAAAATAATATATAATGAAAATATTATATTTGCAACAGATACTGTATATAATAAATTAATTGATTTTGCACAATCAGATATTAGAAGATTAATTAACTTATTACAAGAATTATCATACCATACAAAACATAATATAATTACTGATAATATAATTAATGAGTTTATAGATAAATCACGAGAAAAAAATATTAATATTGGATTGGTTAATTCTACAAAAAAACTATTAAATAATTACTTGGATTATGATATTATTATAAAATTATACGAATCTGAAAAAGTATTATTGCCTTTATTAATTCATGAAAATTATATAAAAAAAATTTTAAATTCATATCAATCAAATATAAATATAGAATCTATAATAGATATTTTAGTTAATATATCAGATTCTATATCAGTTGGTGATAATATAGAAACTTCTATATACACAGATCAAAACTGGTATTTACAAAATATACATGGTTTTTATACTTGCATTAATACATCTTATTGGATTAATAAAATTAAATTAATTAATAAATTAGATACTAATGACATTAAATTTAGCGCTGATCTAAATAAAACATCATTAAAAAATATTAATAGAAAAAATATAGTTAATCTGTCAAAAATAATTAATAATAAATCAAATAATGATATTTTAATGTTAAATACAATATGTAATAAATTAATAGTAACTAATGAAAAAGAGTTACTTCAAATTTTAACTAATTATAATAAAGATTTAACTATTAAGCAGATTGAATTATGTTTAAAAATTGACAAAACTACAGAATATAATACTCTTGCTTCTAAAGATAAAAAAAGAATTAATAAACAAATATTATAATTTCTATATATTATACAAATTTCTCTTTGATAATTGATAATGATATAAATTCAATATTATTATTTTCATTATATGGATTAAAGTAATATATATCATCAGACATATATAATAATAACTCATTTATCCAATCTAACATTTTATTATCTTTTATAATTAATGTATCTTGAGTTAATAATTGATAATAAAATATCATTTTTTTATCTATGGAGTTTTCAAAAAGATTATTAAATGATTTAATTTTATTTATATTTTTAATTGTAGCCTGATCTATATTTGGCATAGATGATGCCCAAATCCATAATTTTGTTGATGGTTGATATATACCATATATATTATATGTACCAGATATTATTTTTTTATTATTATTAAATAATGATATAGTTTTTACATTATTTTTAATATTAAATTTAATCAAATATTTTTTTGTTAGTTTTAATATTTTATTAATATTATTAGTTTTAAGTTTATTATTTAATTTAATTTTATCTATTATGTTCATTATATTATATAATAATATAATAATATAAATAATATATAAAATATTTATATCTTATATATATATATATAAATAATGTTATTATATACTATAGTAGTAGTTGCTATATTTGTTATCTATATTATTCCATGGCTTGAAAAATGTAGTAAAGAGCAAACAGATCAACTTGTAGATAATTGGGCAAATACAGATACTAAACTTGATAAAGTATCGGAAAAAGTATCGGAAAAAGTACCGGAAAAAGTATCGGAAAAAGTAGAGGCTAACCTAAATGAAATGGTTTATGATGATAATAATTATGATTTACTTAAAGTAGATCAATTAAAGTGTTCAAGTGATTGTTGTAAATTTAATCAATGGCCGTTACCATATGATTTAAATACCCCAGAATCTAATTATATTGGTACTAATTTTTTTTGTAATAATGGAAATTCTAGTGGATGCGTATGTTTAACATCTACTGATATGGATGTATTAAGTAATCACGCAGGAAACTTAATAAATAATTCTTGTAATAAATAATATAAAATAATAATCTAAACTTAAATAATAATGAGTATTTGTTTAGTTGAAATTAAAAAAGAATTTACTATTCATTTAGTTAATTTATTAAATCCATTAATTTATGAAGGGGTGCAATCTATATATGATAGAGCATTAAATTGTTGTGAACCAACTGTATTAAAAACTTTTCAAGAATTTCTTTCTGAAATAAAAAATTGGAATCAACAAATTATAGATAATGAATATTTACGTATAAAAGAAAAAATGCCCTCATATTTTGATTCGTTATTAAAAGCAACCATTGAAGCAAATATATCATTATTAACATCATATAATATACAAAATAATACACGTATTCCTGTAAATATTGATACAAAAAATTTTATTCATCTTATATATATAGAAGCAGCTAGAGAATTTTATAATAATCCAATCTTATTATATCATAAATATACTACTGCTGAAATAAAAAAAAATCAGTTTGAAGCTATAAATATTATTAAACATAATATTCATAATGCTATAAGAAAGATATTACCTATGGAAACTATTATAAATAAATATTTATCAAAATTTGAAAAATTAGAAGAAACATATAATACAAATAATGATATAAAAAAAGATAATAATACAAAAAAAGATAATGATACACCTAACATTAACCCATCTTTAAAAATAAATCTTGATTTAATAGATAAAATTGAACAAAAGATATATACAGATAAAAAAAGTATGACGAGTGAAACATCTAAAATAGGCAGTCAATTACCAATATCAGAAATAGATAATAAAAAACTACCAGTATCAGAAATAGATAATAAAAAATTAGAATCTGCAATTAAAGTATTAGGTGGAAGCGATACAGATATGCATACAGATGTTCATTATACACCTGAAAATAATCCAAATAATTATCAAGAAATATATAATAACAATAATCCTACATATTTTCAATCACATAATAAATAATTTTATACTTTAATAGATGGTGAAACCATATCTAATATAGCAAAAGTAATTGATGCAATAGCAGATATCATTATATTTTCTTTAACTAATATTTTATTATCAGGAATATATTTTATAGATATAAATATTACAAGTGCTATTATTAGATATTTAATTATTTTATGATATAAATTATTTTTATTTTTATTTTTCATTATAAATATATTTAGAAAAAATATAATATTTTCTTTTTATATTTTAATGAATATAAATGTTAGAAATTTATTAATTGTTTTTGCAGTATTTATATTATTTGCATGGTTAGAAAATATAGAAAAAAAACAACCAAAAACTAGTTTATATGAAAAATATAAAAAACCATTATTATTTGCTGCTATTGTTGGTCTACTATTAAATTTAAATTTATCTAATTGTACAAATGTTTTAATTGAAGACATTAAAGTTATTAGTAATTCAACACAAGAATTAGAATCACCAACTTTAAATTTATCAAGAGATTTAAATATGCCATTAAATATACCGCAAAACTTATTAGAAAAAATGGCAATTATGAAACCTGCTATAAATAATAATCCTGAAATGTATATTACATTAGCTAAATTTTAATTTTAATTTTAATTATATAATAATTTTCTATTATTATATAATGACTACTAAAGATGTAAGATTCGGAGCATCATATCTCCAATTAAAAAAATTTAATATTCACGAAATGGTAGATCATTGTACAATTGCAATGATTGCTAAAAGAGCTACAGGTAAATCTTTTTTAACAAGAGAAATAATGTATCATAAAAAAAATTTAGCAGCTGGAGTCGCTATTAGTAGAACAGAAGAACTAAATTCTTTTTATTCTGAATTTATACCAAGTACTTATATATTCTCTGAATATAGTCCAGATATTTTAACTAATATATATAATAGACAATCTAAAATTAATGAAGATAATAAAATGAGAATAAAAAATGGAAAAAAACCAAAAGATGATGCTATTATGTTAATTATGGATGATTGTATGAGTTCTAAAGGTACATGGTTAAAAGATCCTAATATACAAGAATTATTTTTTAATGGTCGTCATCATCATATATCATTTATATTAACAATGCAATTTTCATTAGGTATTCCTCCTGAATTACGGTCTAATTTTGATTATATATTTTTGTTAGCCGAAGATGCAACAAGTAATAGAAAAAGATTATATGATCATTATGCTGGTATGTTTCCAACATTTGAAATATTTCAACAAGTTTTTTCTGATGTAACAGAAAATTATGGTGTAATGGTTATAAATAATCGCGTACATAGTAAAAATATTGCTGATAAAGTATTTTGGTATAAGGCAAAAGAAGTTCCTAACTTTAAAATTGGTTGTAATAAATTTCATAAATATCACAAATCAGCTTATAATAAAGATTGGAAAAAACAAGTACCCATGTTTGATGTAAATTCATTATTATCAAAGAGAAAAAATGCTGTTAGAGTTATTGTTGAAAAAGTTAAAGATTAATTAGTTTTACTATCATCTAGTGTATTTAATGTACCTAGATTAGAATCACTTAATTTATTTTCTAATAATGATAATTGTTCTTCAATATCTTTCTTTTTCTTTTCCATTGTACTAATATTATCTTCCATTGTTTTTAATCTTTTTTCAATATCTTTCTTTTCATTCTCAGATACTGAATCTAATGTGTCTTTTAACTCATTCATATTTTTAGTATGTAATTCCATATTATCTACAATATTTTTTCTTACCATATCATTTTTACGCTGTTCGTGAAATAATTTTGCCTTTTCTTGATTATCAACATATGACTTCATCATATTATTTAATTGTTCATTTGCATACTCAAAATCTTTGACATATTTAGAATCTGGATCAGGATCATAAGGTAACCACTTTCCCATCTCACCTACAAATACATGGTGATAAGGATCACATTCTTGTAATTTTTTTGCGTGTTTACAAGCATCATTATATTCTTCAAATACACCGCGGATTTTAATACCACTTAAAGTAGTATTGTCTTCTTTTTGTGGTTTTAAGAAAGACATACATACAAATTTTTGATTAGATGGAAGAAGATTATCTTCTGTTAAAAAATCTGATTTATTTGACATATAAAGTTATATATAAAAGTTCTTTTAAATAAATTTATATATATAAATTTTGTTGTGAAGAATTATCAAGACTTTGATATTTATTTAACCATGATGAATTTTCAACAAACATGTCTTTAAAAATTGTTCCAGGTTTTTGTACATATATATCTTGTTCTTGATCTTTATTATCATCATAATCTCTATCATATTTTCTTATTAATGAGTTATAATTTTTTACATTATTACTTTTTGTAATATAAATTGTCATTAATATAATTCCTAAACATAATATTATTAATGCTATATTATGTAATATGTGATTCATTAATTATACATTAGATAATTTTTATAATTTTATTATTACAAATATATCAAGATTTTAGTAATGGTATTCTACACTAGTAGCAAACCCAATTTAAATCTTTGCAAATTTTACACCATAATTGATCATTCTCCATTATTTTATCAGAGTCTTTATGTAATGGAAAACATTCTAATAAATGGTCTAATTCTAATAATTCACAAAATTTATGTAATACATATGAATATGATAAAAAATTTTTCCGATTTATATTTTTGTGTTTTTCCCATGGATCCTGTATTTTGATAAACATTGAAATAAATACTCGTTCCATATCTCTTGTTATTTTTGGTGGTGGTAAAGTATTTAATTTATTAATAATATAATGAATATGTTCATAATAATTATTATATTTTAATTTTTTTAATATATTTTTCATTTTAACTCGTGTAATTGTTGATAAATCTGTAATAAAATTTTTATTTAATTCTTTAACAATATCTATAAATACTTGTTCAGGTATTTCTGGACTTTGCTTTGCTTGAAATTGATTCAACCATTCTTTAAAATGATTTAATCGTCTATAAGGTGAATAATCTTTAATTTGTTTATCTTCATCTAAAATAATAGTATCTACATCACCGCAATATGGACATATATATGAACTTTCAGAAGTTACTAAAATTTTTTCAATATTACATTCATTACAATATTTAATTCTTTTACTACCATCATCATGATTAATTCTATTACCATCAATTCTTTGACAATATTTTTCTAGTAATAGTGCTTTAGATGTTTGTTTATTATCATCTACATTAATATTTTGTTGTTTATTACTTAATAAATCTAATATATTATAACTATCTTTATTACTACTATTATCATTGTCATTAATACTATAATAATTAGTTATTAAATCACCTGCATTATCATAATAATTCATTTCTTCATTGTTAATATTATTTAATTCAGATTCATAATTATCTTTTTTATCTAATAGTTCAGCGCGTTGTTTTATATCTTTTAATGTAAAATTATCTCTTTGTAAGTCAAGTTTCTCTATTTCTTTATTAACATTATTAATTTCTATTTTAATACTATCAATTCTTTTTTTATTATTAGACAAATATTTTACCATATTTTTATGTTTATTATCTAGTGTATTTATTTCTTTTATTGTTTGTTTATTATCTTTATATTTATTAGTAAACATAAATAATAATTTAATTAGGATATGATAATAATTATAAAAAATACTTTAAATAAAAAATTTTGTTTTTTATTAAAAAAATGTATAAATTTTTTGTTTTTAGTAAAAAATTATAAAAAATAATATAGGATTTTTAATTTCGTTTTTTATAAAATAATTATTATAAAAATTTTTTCTTATATAAAGTATAATATAATATGGGTGGTGGTTTAATGCAGTTAGTCGCTTATGGCGCACAAGATGTTTATCTTTCTGGTAATCCTCAAATTACTTTCTTCAAAGT